TCAAGTTGCGCTTGCCAATAAAAAAGAATTTCAACTTCCCTCAACTAAAGAAGAAATAGAAGTTTTTGCAAGGCAGTATCCCGATGTATTTCGCCACATACGAAGCATTGCAATGACTGAACTTCTACAGGAAAGGGAAAATATTGCTACGGAAACTAATGTAGTCAAAGATGACCTTGAAAAGCTCAAGAGAGATAGAGGCTATATTATGATTATGAAGGCTCATCCTGATTTTGAAGAGCTAAATGCATCAGAATCATTCCATGAGTGGGCGGCATTACAGCCAAAACAAATTCAAGATTGGTTGTTTGAAACCCCTGATCCAGAACTTTGTATCAAAGCCTTAGATTTATTTAAAGCAGAAACTAATTTTAAGCAGAAGAGAGGCCCAGGTAGACCACGTAATGCTGATACTTTAGTAGATACTAGAAGTAGTTCTATTAATTTAACAGATGATAGTGGTAAAAAGATTTGGAAAGCTTCAGAAATCGGTAAATTAACTCCAAGGCAATATGAAAAAGTTGAAGATGAAATTGAGCAAGCGCGAGAAGAGGGCCGAATTGATATGAGTGCCTAACTCAAGGAGGGCCATCAATGGCTTTTCAAACAGCTCCCGGCTGGACGAACTTACCAACTGGTGCATTCGTTCCGCAGATCTTCTCACAGAAGGTCCAAAAGTTTTTCCGGCGTGAAAGCGTCGTTGAAGCTGTAACTAATACCGATTATTATGGTGAAATTAGTGAATTCGGCGATACTGTATTCATCATCAAAGAGCCAGTAATCACTGTTGCTCCCTATGCTCGTGGTAGCTTAGTTCTTCCACAGGCTCTGGCAGATGACAGCCTTAGCCTAACCGTTGACCAAGCAAACTATATGTCATTCAAAGTTGACGACATTGAAAACAAGCAGTCTCATGTAAACTGGGAAGAGCTTGCCACTAGCTCCGGTGCATACAGCCTTAAGGATGCTTTCGATAAAGAAGTCCTTAACTATATCTTAGCTAATAACACCACTAACGTCTATGGTACTCAGGGTGCTCCCCTTACTGTAGGTTTTGCTGGTGGTAATATTAGCCCTCTAGCAGTTCTCAATCGTCTTTCTCGTCTATTAGATGAGCAGAATATTCCCTCGGATAACCGTTGGTGTGTTGCTCCTCCTCTATTTTGGGAAAAGATGGGCGATGAAACCAGCAAGCTAGTTGGTGTTGATTGGCAGTCAAGCAATAGCTCAGGCTCCATTCTTCGCAATGGTAAGGTTCTAACCGGCCTTATTCGTGGTTTTGACTGCTACCGTAGCAACAATATGCCTCTTGATGGCTCAAGCCATAACACACTTTTCGTTGGACATATGAGTGCTGTAGCAACTGCATCACAGATTGCTAAAGTGGAGAAGTTCCGTGATCCCACCAGCTTTGCTGATGTTGTTCGTGGTCTTCACATGTTTGGGCGCAAAGTGCTTCGGCCTGTTGCTCTTGGCATCAGCCACTATGATGTCAGCTAATATAGGAGTAAATTAATATGGCTACAACTTTTTATCCAAAATACTACTTCTATATTGGGGGTGTCGGTTCTGGGAGTGCTTCTGCGCGACTTCAGGAACGAATGATTGATTTTGCAGTTCAACCTATTATTCAGGGCAATACTGCTGCAATGATTCCTGTCCCTAAAAATGCTATGGTTTTAACAGCTGGCTATCAGACTATTACTACTGTAACTGATGCCACATCTTCATTTGCTATTACGGATGGTACAAATACCTGGGTTACGGCTGCGGCAGTTGTTGCTGCTGGTTCCTATGGTGTTAAACCCACCATCTCTATTGCTAACACTAATGTTGTGTATGCGGCAAATGCTGATATTCAGATTACTACTGTAACTGTAGCTGATTTAACTGTTGGTCAGGTTCGAGTATTTGCTTTAATGCTCTATCCTGAAATGGTGCCTAGCTATGTAGATGCAGATGGGAATACGAAGACGTATACTTATACTGACTTCAATAGTTGGACTTCTACAAAACCAACTATTCCCTAATATTTAAACTTGGTGGGGAGTCGAGAGACTCCCCCCTTGTCTATATGGATAATATATGTCAGCATCTAATTACATAGAACTTGTAAATACCCTTCGGGATAGATTTAATGAAGTTCATTTAACGAACTCTAATTGGAGCACTGTAGTTGGCTTTGACCAATTTACTAAAGATGCCATCAATTATGCATATAGTGATATCCTAAATGCAGAAATGGAATGGCCTTTTATGCATGTAAAAGGCAGCTTACAGACAGTTCCGGGAGTACAATTTTATAATGTAAATACGGGTAATGCTGACGTAATTAAAGAAGTTGATTGGGATAGCTTTTTTATAGCCCCAAATGATGTAGTAACACAAATTAGCAATGAGCCAGCAGTTATTCCAACATCTGGAATTGTTGCCCCGTTGCAATTAGCTAGCTGGAATTCTGATTTAGGTGTTTTGTATACAGCCACTAATGTTGGTTTTCTTCCTGTTGACAGAGATCCTCTTGTTGGCCAATACACGATTAAAGATGGTAGCTATTATTTTAATACAGCTGATATAGGCCAAAATATTTTAATTAACTATAGAACTGCGGCCAACTCAGTAATTAATGTCAACACCGCTGCACCACTCTACTACATGGACTATGATAGATGGCGGCAAAATCGTCTTCAAGCTGATTTAAATGATTTTGCAAGGGGTTCTTTCAGTAAACCTTATTCTGTATTTAAAACTCAGCAACTAGGAGAAATTGGCTTTACTCCTGTCCCTGATAAAATTTATATAGTTGATTTTGAATACTGGGTAGATAGTTCAGATTTAATTGCAACAACAGATGTGCCTATTCTCCCAGAGAGATTTTTTCAAGTTATTTTAGATGGGGCACAAAAATATTGCTATGAATTTAGAGAAGATGCCCCAATGGCAGCATCAGCAGATAAACGATTTGTTGCTGGTATTGCTCGTATGCGGATTGAGCTTATTAACCGTGATACTACTATGAGTGCTGGTATGCGATGGTATCCGCATGGATTTAGCTATACTTTGAATACTGGTTAAATTTTTGAACTTGCTCATACCAATGAATATATTTATCATGAGCATCAAAATCAGTATAACGACTTTGCTGCCATTTTAAAAATGCTAAATCCCTAAATTCTTTTAAATGGTTAAAGAATTGCATTGAGATTATAAACATTTCTTTCCTCCATTTCTAGTATGTATATTATACCACATATAAAGGCTTAAGTCAAATTTAGATGCCGCAACAGACAGTATTTCCACTTAGATTTGGGCTACAAGTCCCTCGCGGAGAGAATCTTCAGGCAGTTGAAGTTTTCTCTGAAGGTGGCTTAGACCTTACTCAATCAATTATTGAGAACAGGCCCGGCTGTGCATCTGAATTAACTAATTTTGAGGTAGCTCTAACTGGTGGATATCGTCGAATTGATGGCTTTCAAAAATATAGAAATGCTATAGTTCCAGGTGAAGGTAAAGTTCTAGGCGTAGCAGTATATTACCCATCAAGCATTATGGCAGCTAGAAAAGATGTTGGTGCAGCTACATACAGTATGTATGCTCCCGCTTGGGCTAAAATAAACACTTCACCATTAACATACCAATCTACAATTAGTATATGGGCCTCTATATGGAATTGGACCGGCATCTATAAAATCATTTTTACAGACGGTATTAACCCTGCTTATACATGGGATGGGGCTAATTATGTAGTATTAAATGGTCCTGGCTCAGCAGCAGATCCTAAATTTAGCCAAATCTATAATGGTTATTTATTTGTAGCTGGCTATTCTTCAAATTCTGGAGCAATTAAAATTAGTGCCCCATTGAATGAAACGGATTGGTCCCCTCTTAATGGGGCTGCTGAGATTGTTGTAGGAGATACAATAACAGGGCTAGGCTCATGGAGAAACCAATTAATTATTTTCTGTAGTTCTTCAACATTTAAAATTGTAGGAAATAGCACAGATCCAACTTCTGCAACTCCATTTACATTGCAATCAGTTACCCACAATATCGGATGCCCCGAAGGTAGAACTATTCAAGAAGTGGATGGAGATTTACTTTGGCTATCCCAAGATGGGTTAAGAACTATATCTGGTACATTTAATATAGGAGATACAGAAATTGCCTCTGTATCTCGGCCAATACAACATATTATCTCACAAATTAATACTTCATTTACTCCAGCTTATTCAGTTGTAGTAGCCCGAAAAACTCAATATCGTTTGTTTTATCCTGATGCTACAAAAACAGATGCGGAATGTAAAGGTATAATTGGAAGTATCAGACGATTTAGAGATGGTCATGAGGCGTGGGAATGGGGGGAATTACAGGGAATTAGACCCTCTTGTGTTGCTTCTGGATATCTAGCAGATGATCAGGAATATGTAATTCATGGGGGAAATGATGGATATGTGTACAGACAAGAGGTTGGTAATTCATTAAATGGAGTACCAATTAACGAAAAATATGTAACTGTACCCCTTGAACTTGGGGATGAAGGAATTCGTAAATCTGTTCATAGAGTTTCATTACTTTTTAAGTCTGAAAATGTACTAGATCAGTTCTTCATTCAAACAATTTATGATTATAATAATCCAAATATCATAGCCTCTGCTCCAATAACTATCGCGGGGAATGCCTCACCAATAAATACGTATGGGAGTGGGTTAACCTATGGTTCCGGGATACTTTATGCTACTTCCTCATTGCCATTAGTTAGACAAGATAGACAATTAGTTCAAGGCTCTGGATTTAAGTTTCAAATACAGCTAAATGCTTCAAGTATTAAGAATTCTCCTTACGTAATTCAAGGATATTACATTGAATATTTCCCCAGTGGTCGTCGTTAATGTGGATTAATCTTTTTGCTATGGCTTATATTGGGTATCTTTTAAAATTAATTAGAGAAGATAAAAAATAATGGCAGCTACAGGATATCAGAGACAATCTACTTCAGCTATTCAGGATGGGCAGCAAATTAGTGCCCCGCCTCTCGATGCAGAATTTGATGCCATTCAAGCTGCATTTGATGTAGGATCTGGTCATGATCATTCGGGCTCAGTCCCTGGAGATGGCCAAAAGATTTCTTTAACTACTGCTATAGTTGGGATTTTGCCATTAGCTAATGGTGGACTTGGAGTAAATGCTGCTACTACCACCGTAACTCTTCCACAAGCTCTTGTCTTATCCTCTACATTAAATGTGACTGGTGCAGTTGTTGGTAGTTCTACAATTAATGCTGTCGGGGGACTTTTAGATAATAGCAATAGGGCAGTATCAGCAAGTAATAAATTTGCAATCATTAGTACAACTCCAGCAAATCCAGCAAATACTGCTAGTGTTCCTGGGGTTATGGCGGGGTTAGCTCAAATTATAACGCCTACAGTAACTGGTAGAATTTTAATTACTGTATGTGGCGTGGATGGGATTGCTGCTACTACTACCACAGGAGCTGTTACCCTCCGTTTTGGTACTGGGGCTCCTCCTGGAAATGGAACTGCTCTTACAGGCACGGTAATTAGTAATACAATATCTTTTGCAAATAACACAGCTGTTGCTCTTAGTTTTCCTTTTTCTGTAACGGGAATAGCTACAGGATTAACTTTAGGAGTTCCTATTTGGATTGATCTTGCACAATCAGTTTCCGCGTTAACAGGAATTACAGTTACGGCTACAGAGATTTAAATTAAATGGCAACTACAGCTAATCAAGCCCTAGATACTGGCGCACAGATTAATCCCTCTGATCCAAATAGTGTAAATGTTGCTGGAAATTTATCAGTAGCTTCTAGTGCTCCCCTATATCAGCCAATGGTTGGCCCAAATTCAGGATCATTCACTATTGATCCAAATACAGGTAAGCCTGATCCAGTATATTCCCATCTACTTAATACAGAAGGATATACTGCCTTTAATCCAGGGTCTGCATTAACGGATGCTACCACTCTTAAGTATAACCCAATACAAAATAGTGCTGATCAGCAGCTTAATTACACCCCTATGGCTAATAGAGGGGATATTTCAGCAAGACAAGCTGCTGCTGCCCAAGCCCCAACTCCTACTTTTGTTCCTGCTTCTACATATGATGCAACGCAAGCTAAGGCTGCACATGGCACGGTAGATCCACAATCATTAGTACAAAATCAATTTACTGATTTAACAAAAGGAGTTACTGAGGGGCAAGTGCCTGATTGGGCACGGACAGCAGTAACCGCCGCTAATCAACGAATGAATGCCCTTGGATTAGGGGCATCAACTATGGCTGGTGGGGCTACAGCAGCAGCTATTTTAAATACTGCTCTTCCTATGGCAGAATTTAATGCAAATATTGTAGCTACATTAAATTTACAAAATCTTAGTAACGATCAGCAAACACTGTTAAGTAATGCCGCTTGGGATAATGCAGCAAAACAATTTAATGCCACAAGCATTGATCAAAATCAACATTTCTTTTCCAACTTAATTGCTCAAGTAGCTGACCAAAACGCAAATAGAGCTACGACAGTAAGCCAATTTAATGCTGGTGAAACAAATAAAGTAGCAGAATTTAATGCTAACTTGGATAGCCAGCGCCAAGAATTTAATACACAAAATCAGCTATTAGTTGATCAATCAAATGTGCAATGGCGCAGAACAATTAATACAGCTAATACAATGGGGGAGAATGCCGCAAATCAAGCCAATGCTATGAATGCTTTAAATATCAGTCAAACTGATATGAATAATTTATGGCAACAAGCTAGAGATGAAGCATCATGGTCGCTAACTGCTAGTGAAAACTCACAGAATAGGGCACTTAGCTTAGTTAATAGCGCCCTAAATCGCCAAACCTCATTAGATATTCTTAATTCACAAATGCAAGCTCAAATGTTCTCTCAATTAGGAGGTCTGGGTGTTAATATATTAGGTGGGCTATTTGGTAATGGTGGTTCCGGAGGTACTGGCATTGGCCAAGGTATTAGTAATTTATTTGGTGGTTCTAGTGGCGGTGGTAACAGTAATATGAGCAGTAATAATGATCTCAATAGCCAATCTGGTCCAAGCACAATATCAGGTTCCGGTAATTATGGTGGGTATGCTCAAGGAGGATCTGTAAATATTCCTGGTAGTGGTGGAGTTGGGGGCTATAATAGCGCACCAGATAAAACATATGGTGGGGCGGGATAATGCAAGCATTTTTTGACCAGCAGCAGCAGAAATTAGCTGACGCAATTGATCCAGAAACAAATACAGTTGGTCATTTCGTAGAGCAAATATATGGCCCAGTTAAAGGATATGCTCAAGGGGGCGCTGTTGATCCCGGCTTATCTGAAACTGGCTCTGATTTAGGGATTATGCAAAGAATTATAGGTGCTGCAAATAAAAGCACAACTGGTGCTGATGCTACAGCTAGTGGTGGCAGATATGGAGATAGCCCATTAGGCCAAGGGTTCTATAATAGTGCTCCATATATCGCTAGTCACTACACACAATTAGGTAAATTTTTTGGTCCTGGAACTGAACCAGGCAACAAGTATACTGACCATTTTACTCAACCCCAAAAAAACCAACCAGTGCAATCCCAAAATCCTGAAGACTTTTATGCGCGTTGGTACAACCGTATGAGAAACTTTGCACAAGCTGAAGAAGTTGCAAATAAAGGCCAAAGTCAAGTTAGGACTACATAATTGGGGCTAAGAACAGAATAATGGTAAAAATGTTTGCGGCCTACATGTCGAGTACAATCTCCAATATCTTACAGCAAAAGAAAACCTAATGAAACATAACACCTTTCCATATGGGGAATACGTCGATGCCTTTAAGTACTAACACACGACAAGGAATTGCTTTCGGCGCACCAATTCCTGGTCAAAGTCTAACTACTCCCCCCAAGAATATGCCCTACGAAAAACCGCCTCAATTCACTAAAATTGAGGATGCTATGAATTACTTAATGGCGCAATTAACAGACCAGCAATTCATGCCGCAGCTTCTACAAATGATGGAAGCTAAAATGCCCATTGAGGCTATCACCAGAACATTATTATTCACTGGCTTTGCATCAGGAAAGTGGACTGTGGATCTAGCCGTACTTATGTATAAACCCCTTATGTTAGCTCTTATAGCTATAGCCCATAGAGCAGGAGTTAAAGATGCTCCTGTAGTAATGCCACAAGCCGTTACACAAAAGAAGCTTGCTGATTTAAAGAATTATATGGTTTCACAGGAATTTGGAATGCATAATTCATTAAAGGAAATTGGTGCCCCAACTTTAGTCCCGCAACCTCCGCAACCACAGCCCCAAGGGCAAGGTTTTATGGCGCGGCCTGGAGGTAATATCTAATGGCAGGCTTCATGTCGCACGGCCTTGGTTTTAACTCCACTATGGGCGCTTTCATAGGGGGCGCAGCCAGACAGGCTAATGAACTATATGCAGAAGATAGAGCACAGCAACGGCAAGATGATATTTTGCAGCAAGCTTGGGCTGCTGATGCTGATAAGGCTGCTCAGAAATGGAATGATAAAAAGTCAAGTTATTCTCAACTAAGTGCAGTTCGTGATACAATTAAACAGCGGTTAAATGGAAATGAAGCTGCTACTGATGCTGTAATGGCTCGATACCAAATGAATCCGAAAATGAGCCAAGATGATCTTAATAATGCTATCAATGATGCGGGAAAAAATATAACCACTCCCTCTGGATATAATTCTCCATTTGCAGCTAATCTAAAAGAGCAAGCACAGTCTGGATTAGAAGCAGCCCAATCCTCAATCAATAGGCTTAATCCAAAATATCAAGGCAGAGTACAGCCAATTACTCCTTGGGATAGCGGGCAGCAACAGCCGCAAGCCTCCCCACCAATGGCCCCTACTACTGCACAACCTCAGTCCCCGGCCCAACCATCACAACCAGCTGAAGCCCCGAGAACAGATGAAGCCGCACTAAATGCCCCTTCTGCCGGAGAACCAATTCCATTAGATAATTTAAACACCCCTTCAGCAGCACAGCCAGGGCAAGCGCCGTCATCAACTACTTCAACTAATGGCTTTACTTCTATTCCGTTAAAAAAAGATGTAATGTCTCCCTATCAAGCTGGTAGACTTCAAATGGAAGCTCAAGCTCAAAGAACTCGTGAGGAGGAGTTAAACTTTAAGAAAAGTCAACATACTATTTCTCCAGAGGAAGATGCTGAACTTAAAGCAAAATCAGCTACTTATTTAGATTATTATAAAGATCCCCATAATGGGCTTCAATTTAGATATAATCAACTTCAATCAATTGGACAACAGCGAGTGGATGTACAAGAAATGTATAATCTGCTAACTGGGGGCTTCAATGCAAATAAGCCTCAGCCCATGTTTGATGAATTGAATCGTCTCACTAAACCAATGCTTGGATTAGATTTAAGTGTAGGCTCTGGTCCTGATATTCCTGGTATTGATAAGAGTAGATTTGCTAACTCAGTTGAGGGGGCAACCCTAATGAAGAAAGCTATTAATAACGCTATTATTAATAGATTATCACAGCTTCATTTTGGACGTATCACTAACAAAGAAGCTAATTATGTAGAATCTGGAATGCCAAATAGTGGCACAGATCCAAATACTAATATGAAGATTGTATTAGCAATGAAAGCGGATATTGAAAAAACTCAAGCTCAAACGATGAAAGAATATGAGATAGCTAATAGTGATCCAAGTCATCCTATAGCATCCTCTATTCTTGCTAAACAAGCTGTGCAACAAATGAATCAAGAACGATTTAACGCCCCGCTTCCTTGGGTACAAGCACATACGGATGAAGCCCCTAAAGGCACAATGGCAATTCAAGTATCTCCCGGTGTATTTAGAAAAGCAGGACAGGCGCTATAAATGGCAAGTGCTGATGATTTCCTAAATGGGTTAATACAGACACCTTCTCGGAGTGTGCCGGGAAGTACAACTCCAGCTACTCCAATTATGTCAGCTGATGATTTTCTGGATAAAGTTCAAAATCCAGATAAAAAAGAGCCATTGCCTGGAGTAAATCCTCAAGAATCTGTATGGGATTATGCTAAAAACGCCTCTAATGCTGTAGTGGGTGGAGCAGCTAATTTAGCAGACATTGTAACTAATCCTGCTGCTACTTCTCAAGTCATCACTAATGCAATGGGCTTGCCAAGTCGCCATAGAGATGAAGATATTCGTAGTCCTGTGTTATCTAATTTAGCTGAAGAATATCTCCCAGTTAAAGAGACAAGTCAACTAGGATCGGCTATTTCTGGAGCTACTGCTGGAGCATTAAATCCTGCTAACATAGCTTTTG